CGTGGGGTACGATATAAGGAGGTTTATGATTTATATAGTGGAAGTAGCTTTGGTGTTGTAGGTTTTACTAAAGCATTTTATAATGCCTTTGAGACTGATTCAATTAAAAGTGGTTGGTTAGATGAGAATGATGCTACAAAGAACATTAAAAATCAACAAAAGTATTTGGAAGAGCTGACTAGCGATGCATCAAAGGCAACGATAGTTGCTATGAATATAAATGAGCGCAAGGAGTTGTTTAGTCAATTATTTGAAGCAGAGGAGATGGCTAAATTATTCTTTATTGAAAACTATTTACTAAACATAGAACAGTTAGCATCTCCGTGGGGTTTAATGGGATACGATCCCTATTTTGCTTACTTAATAATGTACACTGGCTGGTTAGGTGGTGCAGGATTATTAGAGATGAGCAAGGCAAACGAAAATGCTTACGCTAATCCAAACGCTCTAAAGGATCGAAAATCTGCTCCAGATGGCACATCTCTCGTATATCCTATACAGTTAGCTTTAGGGAATCAAAACTGGATGAGTAAAACAGATCATACTTTTTGGTTTGATTATATTGGTGCAGATGATACTAAGAGAGCAAACTTAGCTACACAAGCTATTAGGTTTTTAGAGGTAACAGGAAAATGGCTTCAACAAGTTAAGCAAGATGAAAAGCGTAAAGCATACTTTGATGACTGGAATGCTAAATTTATCACAGACAATAAGAGTATGGTTAACATGCTAGTTATTGTGAATGAATTAGTAAATGGAGGTGGAACAGCATCTAAATACAGCTTTACTGAAAAAGTAAAAGGATATCAGTTAGGTCTTGATACAGCATACAGAAAGTTTGAAATGGAAATTGGAGACTAATGTCAAAAATATCATACAATACTCTACTCGATGGAATCACTGATAGTTGCGCACTAACACAACCAATAGCAAGCGCTGCTCGAAACGTAGTGCCAAGAAGGGTAGCGACTCCAGTACCTCAAACAACTGGATCAGCTGAACCACCTCCAACAGATGTTTCCGGATCACAACCACCACAAGTCCTAGAAAACATATCAATAAACGGTAGTGAGATTACAGGAACAGCTAGGTTGGATCTAACGCCTTACCAAGATGCAGTAGCTGCAATAAGCTTACCAGCATCTCGAGATGTAGTACTTCAATCATCTGTTAATTCAACAAAGATAAAACCATCTGTCGACTCTTTATTAGGGATTGATGCAACTGGAAAAACTATATACACTTCAGATGCACAAGGAAGTGTACTGTTAAACAGTGATCGAATAATAATTAATGCAAAGCAGCAGTTTGCAATGTTGTTTGGTCAAAAAGGAGTAGCTATTGCTTCTCCAACTCGAGTTAATATCGATGCTGGTGAAAGCATTACTTTGGCTGCACAAGGTGGAAACGATGGGGGCTTATTCCTAGGATTACCTAATAGAGGTCTACGTTACGAAGCACAAACACAACAACAGATTGGAGACTCAAAAGGAGATCCAACTCCAGACAAACCATATGAACCTTTAGTGTTAGGTATTAAATTAGCTAACTGGATAGAAGACTTTTTAACAGTTTTAAAGAACGCAGTTGGAACTGATGGTTTAAGTAACGTGAAGTTTCAACCCACAACCCAAGCAGAGTTTGGTTTACTAGCAAATCGCATTCCAGAGATACTCAGCAACTATGCATATATCGATGGCGTTTCTCACGGATCCGTAGACATGACGCAATTAGCTGCAATTAAAGAGTCGTTGTCAACTACACCAGATTACGTACCACCTCAAAAGCTTACCGGAAAGGTTACTGGCCAAGTAGTTATCACCGGAACGGGTGGTGGTGGAGATGCTGGACCAATAACTGATGAGCAAAAGATTCAAAATATAAAAGCAATTGCTACATACTTGAAATCTATTGGAATTACTAAACAAGGAGCTGCAGGGTTAATAGGTAATATATTAGGAGAATCCCAGGCTAATCCAAAAGCGTTAGAACACAAAGAAAAGCCTATAATTGGAGGAACGGGTGGTATTGGTATTGTACAGTGGACAGCAGATAGGAGAGATAGATTGGAAGCGGCAGCAGGAAACGACGCTACTAAGATTGTTGATTTGAATTTTCAATTACAATTCTTAGGTGCTGAATTACAACAGAAATACTCAGGAGTACTTAGTAAATTAAAATCAAGCACATCCCTCGATGAGAGTACAATATATGTTTTAGAAAAGTTTGAGGTACCAGGTACCTACTTGAATAGAGGCACAAATCCAGGTGCTTATCAAGCTACACAACAAAAAAGGATTGGATACGCCAATTCTGCATTAGCAATCGTAAGTACTGTTTACGGATAACATTAGTATGCCTAAAAAGATAACATATAACGATATTTACGAGATTGTAAAAAATACAATCAACTCGTTGGCGCTTGCCTCAACTTCCTATACTATATCGGGTACTGTTACCGTTGACTTAAAACCTTATCAGGATGCAATCTTAAAATTAGACTTTAAAGATTTTATAGACACTACACTCGCCTCAGACATTACTGCAGAGAGTGCAGGAGAATTGGATGCTATTTTTAAAATAGATAAACGAAAAGTAAACACCTTTGTGCCTGATGCAAACGGAGGAAGCATATTCTTAAATGGTGATAGAATTATACTGAACGCCAAAAGTGACTTTAGTATGTTGTTTGGTCAGAAGGGAGTAGCTATTGCATCACCCGAGCGCGTCAACATTGATGCTGGTCAATCAATAACGCTATTCACACCCGAAAGCTTGTTCTTAGGATTGCCTAATAGAGGACAGAGTACAAACAAGTTGCAAAAGACACAAGGTGAGCTAGGTGATACAAAAGGAGATCCTACTCCTGATTACGCATACGAACCAATGGTACTAGGTGTCAAGTTGGCTAATCTTTTGGAGGATCTTGTAACAGCTGTAAGCGATGGTGACTTGGTATCAGGATTATCAAACGCTAGTTGGCAACCATCAACTATAGCTGAGTTTCAGCTACTAGCAAACAGACTACCAGAGATACTAAGCACTTATGCATATGTTGATGGTGTATCTCACGAAGACGTCAATCAAGAAACATTAAAGCAACTCAAAGCTAAACAAAAAGCAACAAAACCATTTGTTCCACCATCTGAGATATCTGCAACGGTCGTTGGTACAATTACTCCACCATTAAACACTGGAGTACCAAGTGGAGGTCCAGTAGGTACTAACACAGTAGTTGCAGGATCAGGAGGATATCCGGTTAATGAAAAGACAGCAGCTTTTATTGCTCAGCATTGTGGAGGAGTTAATCCGGCAACGTTGTTGACAGATGGTACTATGAAGATTGACAGAATCGAAAAGGATGCATCACAGAAAGACCCCCTTGCACAACGACATTGGCTTGTACCAAACCCAGCCTATGTAGCAGCTTTATCCTCAGTAACTATACCATTGGCAGGGGGGAAAACTTCAACAGTAAAGCTACACCCTGCATACGCTGAGTTGTTGCAAGCTCCTCTTGCCGAAATAGCTCAAAATGGCGGTCGTGAGTATATAGTGGAGTGTGCGGGGGGGTTGGCAGTAAGAAATGTAACAAACGGAACTCGTCTAGCAAACCACGCTTATGGTTTTGCATTAGATATTAATAACACTATAGATGGGTTTAAGTATATAAAAGGTCTAGTGTGGGATTTTGAAGCTCAAACTTTTGGTGGCAAGCCATGGAATGCTTTTCAACGAGGTTTTTATGAAAAAGTGGCCACTGTTATGCTTAAATATAACATAACCTGGTTATACAAGATGGACCCTATGCACTTCTCAATACACGAATAACATGCTATATACGTACAGTACAATTTATGAGAACTTAAAAGCACTAGGATTAGTAGGAGTGACCAGTACTATGTTTTCATTTGAAGCTACTTATGAAATTGACTTAACAGCCTATCAAGAAGCTGTGATGAAGTTGGACTTTAAGGGGTTTCAAGATGAGCAGTTTGAGACAGGAATTGATGCAGCAGCTGCCAAGCCATCTGTAGAGCAGTTACTAGGAATTAGTAAGGAAGGCAGCAACTCACACATTCCAGGAGGTGGAGATGCTAACATTATAGTAAATGCCGATCGTGTTGTTCTTAATGCTAGAAAAGACTTCACTATGTTATTTGGACAAGAGGGGGTAGCTATTGCATCACCAACTCGCGTTAATATAGACTCAGGTCGTAGTATTACTTTATTTGGACACCAAAACGTGTTTTTAGGTATTCCAAACAAGGGTAACCCAATTCCAAAAAACACTACACCGCCAGTTACAAAAGGGGATCCAACTTTAGACCAAGAGTATGATCCGCTAGTACTAGGATTGAAGTTAGCCAATTTAGTTCAAGACATTTGTTATGTACTCAAAGCATCAGAACTCACTTCTGGAGTAAGTCCAGTTAGATTTCAACCACACACACAAGCGGAGTTTGGTTTAATATCAAACCGTGTGCCAGAGATATTAAGTAATTACGCTTACTTAGATGGATATAGTCACTCTGAGATCAATCAAGAAAAGCTTAAAGAATTAAAAGCAGCTCAAAAAGCGGTTGAAAACTTCAAACCACCTACACAGTTGACTGGATCATTCACAGGAACTGCAACCGGAACTCCAATGGTTGGTGGTGGCAATACAGTACCGGCTGGATTAGATTTCACCCCAGTACCAGGCAACGTCACTCCAACTTCTAAAGAGTACATTATAGTAGAAGGAGGTCATGGAGCTTACTGGCCTAAAGGAAATCCATATGCCAGAGCTGATCACCCTAAGGCTGATCCAAAGATTGGAGCAGGTGATGGCGATAATTTACACTCATTTACATCTGACATCGATGCTCACAAAGGAAGATCAATGGATCTTCAAGTAGAGACTGGTCTAAAAGAGTTTAAAACGAAGTTTGGTAAACCTGCAGATATTGTTGGTATGGTAGTTGAAATGAACGAAAAGGCATCTTCAAAGCAGGTTGCATGGAAGGTTTTAATCCAAGAAAGCAAAAACGGCATTCACTACTCAAGCTTCAGAGCTCGAGGATCCGCAAAAGCTCCAGCTGGTTCACTACCAAGTACTATGAGTCAGATTAATGCAGGAATGAATATAAAGAATTTCAAAAAAGTATATCTATTCACACACGATATTGGAAGCTTACTAATTACTCAAGCGTTTGCTATTTATTAACAAGATCCTATGCCAGTAAACTTTCAACTCAACTTCGTCGAACCACTACTACTCGATATCCAAAATGGAAACATACCGGATATGGATACGTTCTCTGGTAAGATAGCTGAATACTATGAACGAACTATTCTACTAGGAGCACCACAAGTAACAACTCCAATTCTACCTGCTCCAGCATTGAGTGGAGCACCAACGCCAATCGCTGACCCAACCGGAGCCGGAGCAGGTGATGGCTACAAAAAACCGGGAAGCTACAATAGTACACTTCGTATGTATCGCACCGTTGCAAAATACTATGTTGGTCGTGAATTGATCATGGGAGAGCAGGATCTACAATCAACTATAGAAACGCTGGGTAACATATATCAAGAACAAAGCTTTAATGTAAAACGTGTAAAAGCATTAGTAAAAAAAGCACAGATCATTAAAGATGAACTGAAGACATTACCAGAAAAGGTAAAAGATATAGCAGCAGTAGCAGAGGTTCTTATGACAGAGTATAAAACAATGCTCCAAGCAATTAGAGCTGAGTTTACTTTAGCAGACTTTGCCACACAAGCAGCAACGGGCATTTCAACTCAAGCTTCTACTATATTTAAAGAAGAGTATACGATTATAGATACCATCTTAAATCTGAAGGTTGATAATCTAAAAGCTGTAGCAAACACTGTTCAAATAATTAACAATTACAGCACTAAAGCTTCTCGATTTCAAGACAAAACACAACAACAACAGAAACAGTTAATTGTTAATCGAATTAAAATAATACTAAACCGCATTAAAGAGGTTTTAGCAGTTGTCGTTGAACCAACAAGCTTTGGACCGTTGTTAGCTCGCTTAGCTAGTGACAAGTCGGAAGTACAAGCTAAGATTGATAAAGCGAAAAAAGCTTATAGAGAGTTGAAACAAGCTGAAGAGCTGCTACGACCATCTCTTTTGGAATTAGAAAGACGTATTAAGGAGGAGAAGACTAACTTTGAGTTAATGATTAGACGAAGGGTTAAGGATATAAAGAAGCGCATTGAAAAAAAGCAAGTAGAGAATGGAATACGAAGAGCACAAAAAGCAGCTCTTATACCCTCTAAGGCTCCAAAACCATCACCATTGAAGGACCTTATTAAGAATGCTAAAAAAGATATTGAAACACTCAAAAAGAATAATGAGAGAAACATCAAACTTCTTAAAAAGAAAACAAAACTGATTGGAACCATTACTAGAGATGCAACTAATCTCACAAAGTCAATGATGGCGTTAAAAGACTCCATTATACTAACGGAGATCCCACTTCTAGAAGCAAAGTTTGCGCAAGCGACAGGTAGTGTTGTTGAATTGTTAGGAACTAATCAATCGCTAGGATTTGATCAAAACCAACAAGGAACTCTCAATCAAGTAGGTACTCAAGCAAAGGAAAAATATAACCAACTACGTAGTAGCATTAAAACTGCAACTAACAAAAAAGATGAGAAGTATGCTCGTCGTTATTTTAGAGAGCAGGGTTTAGAGGATCTTGCAGAACCTTTTGTTGCTTTGTTTTTACAAACAAATTTATCTTTCCAAGACTTTCGTGTTTTCTTAGAACAGACAGATAAGCGATATGACGAATACATAAACACTATTAAAGGTTTTAATCCTAAAATAAAAAACATTGTAGATGCAATTAGATCACTAGACGATGAAGGTTTTTTCATCGAGCCAGTAGATCAAACGACCGATTCGTATAAACAGCGTCAAGTAGAGTGGGAGACAAGACAAAAGATACGAAAACAAGCGCAGTTTAACAGAGCAGCAATACGTCTATCGCCAGCTGAGTTAGAAAAACTAAAACAAACTACAGGAATGGATGTGGCACCACTACCATCAAGAGGTACGCTTATTACTGTATTAAGATGGATACTAAAGACTATTCAAAAAATAACAAAGTGGTTGTCTAATGGTGTAAAAAAAGTTAAGAAGTATATTGAAAAGCAAAAGCAAAAAGCTATTGAGATAGCTAAAGAACTTGAAATCAAAGCAATTGCAGCCCTACCAATTCCAGTCGATGTACAAGATAGTGCAACAAAAAAAGAAATTGCAGAAGAGAAGCAGAAGGTAATAAAAGCTTATCAAAAAAAGATACAAACTCTTCGTAGTAAGGGGGAAGCGATTGCATTAGTATCGACAGCGGCAGTTCCTTTAGTAACAAACATTGGAGATGGTAAGCTTAAAGCATCGGACAATGAAAAGTGGCTTAAGCAAATTGGTCTTGGAATCTTTAAGTACGAGACAGTTGGAATAAAAAACACCGATCCAGCCTACACCAGGTCTCAAGAACAAAAAGAGCTTTGGGATAAAAACGTAAGTAGCTTACAAATTATTGAAAATTTAGTTGAGTTAGTTGTAAAAACAGGTCAGGATATTAAAGAGTCAGCCACTAAGATAAAAAAATTACCGCAAGAGGGTACGCAGGGTGTAGAGCAGTTTGGTAGAGGGTTTATAGAAGACTTAAAAGTTGCACTAACCAAGATACAAGCAAAAGTTGGAAAGCGACCAGATGGAACAATTGGATCGATCTCAGATGTTGCTTCAAACCGCATTGTGTCTATTATTGTAGATTTATTTGCAGACGACATTACATTTGAAGTTGCTATTAGAAAGATCAAACAGTTGCGAGTAGAGTTAAATGGAAAAGTACTGTCATCGCTGCTTCAATCAGTAGACTTTACTCAAGCACTTATTGATGTTGAGCAAAAGTACTTATACAACACTAGACGAACAATCAAAAAGATTACCGGAGCATTGTCGGTGGATACCAATGAGGATGAAGAAGATAAGAGTCAAGATTGGACTGGTGTTCCGATAGCTAAAAAGGATGCAGAGATTCGCAAAAAAGCAAAAGCAAGAGCAGATGAGTATCGTAAAAAATTGCAAAAGCTTAACATTGGTGGTTTTAATTTTTATGATGAGATGGTTAGATTAGATCGTATGATCACTAAGCGTAACGGATCTTTCCTAGCAGCTGTGATTGATAGACTTATCTGGGGAATTAACTATTTTGAAACCAAAGTACGTAACGAAGTTAAGAAATGGATTAAAGAAAAAAGAGAAGATGTGACTGCCCTAATAAAGAAAACAAAAGAGCAACACAAGGATAAGTTAGCAAGACTTAGACAGAAAGTTGCTAATGTAGAAGGTTTGATTCAAGCGCAAGTACTAGGATTTAGTGCTCGAATCTTTTGGACTGGAGCTACATGGCAAAATACCTATGGCACTACATTTCAAGTGCTATCAATCGGTCAGTTTCCAAAGCTGAGAGTAGTTGGATTAGAGAAAGGAGGAAGAGCTGTAATAGAGGAGATAGCAAAGAACTTCCAGAAGCAGCTAGATGGTATGTCGGTAATCGCTTTCCCAAATCCCTCCTACGGAATCCCACCACAATTAATTAAAGGATACAAGTAAACCAACCTATTTATAATAAACACAATCATATGAAAGCATCCGATTTTGCGCAAGTATTAAGAAAAATTATCAAGGAAGAGGTACGCTCAGTTATTCGTGAAGAATTAAAATCAGCACTCAATCCAGTTCTATTAGAACAGAAAAAGATGAAGAGTACAACACAGAACAGACAGCCACTGCCTCTTCCAAAACAAAAACCACAAAAGGATTTTGGTATCACAATGGATGGACCGCTTGGAGACATCCTAAGAGAAACAGCAAACGATCTAAGAAACGGAACGTCAGCTCCTATACAAGAAGCCGCAGGTAATGATTGGTCTAGTATGGGACACTTTGATGCAGGTGACGCAATGAACTTTGGTCATATGCAAGAAGATGATGGATACGACATGGATATGTCAGCACAGTTTTCGAATGACCCAACAGCAGCCTTTATGAAAGACTACTCAGGAGTCTTAAACAGCTCATACGAAAAAAGCGGAATGAAATAATGAAGCTTAAGCAAGTATTACGCGATATCATACTAGAAGGTAATCTGTCAGATTTTGATGGACCGAATACTCCTGCAGCGTTAAAAAAAGAAAAAGAGATTGGCAATAAGAATGTCAAACCGCACGATGCTATCGAGGATTTAGACCTTAATACACTAAACCGCAACGTAACAATTAAGGAGTATCGCTACGGCCCACTCAACCCAGCTGACGAAAAAGGATCTGCTCAGTTTTGGGAAGATAAGGCCAAGATGTGGGATACTACAGTAGAGGCTGCAAAGGAGTCTCGTTGTTCGAATTGTGGAGCTTTCAATCAAAAACCAGACGTTATTAAGAAGATAACAAAGGCAATTGGTGAGGAGGGTGATGTGATCGTTAAGGAAGCAAATTTAGGTTTTTGTGAGTTCTTTTGGTTTAAGTGTGCTGGTGCTCGAACATGCGATGCATGGGTAAGTGGCGGGCCTATAAAAAAATAATAAATGGCAATAGAAATAAAGAAACCGGTATTAGATTCAGAGCTTAATGTAGCTATAGGGATTGACTTGCCTACTAACTCTAAGCAGGGATCGTTATTTCAGCTAAACTACTTGACTATCGATCAAATGGTAGCCAACGCTAAAAACCTGTTATTCACTAATCACGGAGAGCGTCCAATGCTTCCGACGTTTGGTTGTAATCTTCGCAACATGCTATTCCAGAATGCAACTCCGGAACTAACCATGGACATTGAAGATACTATTAGAGAAAACTTTCAAATCTGGCTTCCGTACATATTTATAAATGAGCTTGTTGTTGATGCTCCTAATCTATCTCCAAACAGAGTAAACATCACTATGTCTATAAGTTTAATAGGCAATAAGTTTGACACGAGATCGATTCAGTTTCAAATAGACGCGACTCAGTAATAAATTGAATATGTATACACCACCATCAAAGGACATAAAGTATTTAGGAAGGGATTTCGACAACATTAAGCAAGGCTTAATTGACTTTGTCAAAACCTACTATCCAAATACATACAACGACTTTAACGAGTCATCTCCAGGAATGATGTTTTTAGAGCTTGTTGCTTATGTGGGTGACACTCTAAACTATTATATTGACTCTCAATTAAAAGAGTCCTTATTATTACAAGCTACTGAAAAGAAAAACGTATTAGCTATTGCTGCCGCAATGGGATACAAACCTAAGATTAGTGTACCTTCTACAGTAGACTTAGATATTTTTCAACTTATGCCAGCATCAGGTAGCGGACAAAATGCCGTTGCTGATCCTAGATATGCACTACGAATCAATCCTGGTATGCGAGTGCAGTCTAAAGTTGATGTAAACATTCCAACACTACTAGAAACAAAGCCAATCGATTTTTATGTACAAGGTATAGTTGATTTTGCAATTGACACAGCTACTGATCCAGTAGAGTACTCAGTATATACCCTTGACGCTAGTGGTAATCCAGAGTACTTTTTAGCTAAAAAAAGAGTAAAAGCGGTTTCTGCTGCACCATACCAATCTACAGCACCAATAGGACCACCTACAAAGTTTCTTAAACTAAAGATACCATTTGAGACAACACCACCTGACTTTATCGGAATTGACAGTATTGTAGATTCAGATGGCAACACATGGTATGAGGTTCCCTACTTAGCTCAGGACACTATGTTCGAACAGATCACAAACACAGCGTTTAATGATCCCGATGCTGCTGTCTATAGTGATGAGATACCATACCTACTTAAATTAAAAAAAGTACCAAGACGATTTGTTACACGCATCTTAGATGACGGAATCGAAATTCAATTTGGAGCAGGAGTAAGCACATCAGAAGATGAAGAGCTATTACCAACACCAGACAACATTGGAATAAGCTTACCTACTGGTAAACTTGATATGGATGCTTCTATGGATCCAAATGCTCCCGGAGTAACAAAGGCGTATGGTATTGCACCATCTAATACAACATTAACTATAACGTATTTACGTGGAGGAGGTGTACAGTCTAATGTTGCTAGTAATACAGTTACTACAATAACAGGAGTAGACACTAATACACTAAACTTCCCAACAAACACACCAGCACTAAATACTACAATTCTAAACTCTTTAGCTATAAACAATCCTACAGCAGCAGTTGGAGGACGAGTAGAAGAGACGTTGGATGAGATTAGACAAAATGCATTAAAGCAACTCTCATCACAAAACCGAGCAGTAACTCGAGAAGATTACTTACTGCGAGCATTAGCGATGCCACCACAATTTGGAAGTGTGTCTAAGGTGTTCATTATACCTGATGAGCAGAACAACATTGCAACCAGTGAATTAAATGATACTGTAGCAAACCCACTAGCCATGAACTTATATGTACTAGGCTACGATCAAAATAAAAATATCACCACTGCTAACAGAGCTATAAAAGAAAACTTAAAAACATACATCTCTCACTACAGAATGTTAACCGATAGTATCAACATTCGAGATGCATATGTTGTTAATGTCCAAGTGAATTTTGATATCATACCACTTAGAGATCGCAATGCTAACGAGGTTTTGTTAACCTGCGTTAATGCTATGAAAGATTACTTTAACATCGATAAGTGGCAAATTAATCAACCAATTGTATTGTCAGACATATACAATATGTTATTAACACAACCTGGCGTTCAGACTGTAACTAAGGTGAGTATTACAAACCTAAACGATTCGTCATTAGGGTACAGCAATATCTATTACGGTATACAAGAAGCAACACAAAATGGCATCATTTATCCAAGCTTAGATCCAATGATCTTTGAGGTTAAGTATCCAGATAACGATATAAAAGGACGCATAGCAACATACTAAGATGATATTACGATTTTATCCAACTAAGGACGCCACACTATACGAATCATCTCCAGAACGCAATACTGGGATTGATCAAATACTTGAACTGCAAACCGTACCGGCTACGGGATCAGCAGGTGCTGCAGCAACCTCAAGCTATGTTTCACGTATTGTATTAGGTTTTGACTACACAGCAATATCATCTAGCATTGTAGCAATGGGGTACAATCCAAACAACTTTAGCTATGGATTAAAATTGTATGCTACAGAACCACAACAAATCCCGCTAGATTATACTATAGAAGCTCGCCCATTAGCGTATTCTTGGAATATGGGAACTGGAAGAACTCACACTACCCCAACGACAACAGAGGGTGTAAGTTGGTATTATAGACAAGGCAAAAACACACCATCAACATCATGGCCAACATCTTCATTTACAGCAGGAACTACTGGTTCATGGCAGGTGAATAAAGGTGGAGGTGTTTGGTATACTGGAAGTGCAGCTTCACAGTCATTCAGCTATACTACTACAGACTTGGATTTAGATATTACATCAATTCTTCGTCAAGTACAAAGTGGATCTATCACATTAAATGGATTAATCATTAAACGCTCCGCAGCCGATGAGAGCACACTAAGCAGCTTCTCGTCTTTGCAGTTTTACAGTAAAGATACAAACACCATATATAGTCCAGTAATCGAAGCTAAATATGACGATAGTACTAATACTGGATCTATTCCTACAATAAACACTGACAACGAGTTTAATATAATCACATCAAACTTACGTGCTACATACAAGGAAGACAGTAGACCAAAGCTAAATGTTAACCCACGCTACCGATTTCCAGTAATGACGTTTGCGACCTCTTCTGCACAACTAGATGTGTACAGACTACCAACAGGGTCACAGTATGCTGTATATCTTGCTAAGTCGGATGATGCAATTGTTAATTTTAGTAACTACACAAAACTAAGCTCAGATAGCAATGGAAGTTATTTTAGATT